GTCAGCAGTTGATGGAAGTTATCAGAGAAAACATAGAAACAGGTGGGTATTTACGTCAGCGTTACGCGGCCTATGAAAATCCAAAGTATGAGATAAAGGCCGGAACTGCTCGTGAGCGTGAGATTTTTGACATGATCAAAAACATGCGCGGTGCAAATGAAGAACAGACTGCTTTCAACAGTATAAAAGAAATACTGAAAGACGATAATGTCCTGAAGGTAACCGAAGAACAAACAATTGACACTCTAACAGAGCGTCAAATGCGTGGTTACATACAAAAAGTACTATCTAAAACTCCATCTGGTCTTGGTAAAAATCCGGGTTTCAGTGGTCGTGTGCCGATCAGGAAACTAAACACACAGCTTTTAAACAGAAGAAAAGTCGCAAGCCCTGTTTTGAAAGAGATATTAGGACAAACCAGAAACCCAACAGAGTCTTACATAGCTACCGTTTCTGACCTGTCTACGTTCATAGCAAATGATGCTTTCTACACTAGACTGCGGCAGATAGCCGACGCTGATATAGCCGACGCAACATTTCGTCGGGGCAAATATGGTGAAGAATTTGCGACAGCAAATGAAAGGGCAGCACTTGCAGACATAAGACAGCAAAACCCTGCCGCGACTATCAATGCTATCGGACCAAAGCAATACTCTCGCTACATAAATGTCGAGCAAAGAATAGTCGAGAAGAAAGACGAACTTAGTATGCAGTTGAACGAAGCTGTTCAACGGGGCGCGGATGAGGGGACCTTACAAAGACTACAACGTGAAATAGAAAATGTGGATGAAAGAGTTATCGCTGATCTCAAGGGAGAGGGCTATCATGTTATAGGTCGCATGGATGCCAACAACAACATCATTGCAAAGGATCCCGGTCAGGCTGAAAGTAAGTTTGGTGCAATGCATAATATTGCAGTACCAAATGCAATGTGGAATTCTTTATCAAGAAGAGTTTTTGAAGATGATAGTGTTGGTTTGATGTTCGCGCTTCGACATCTATATGGGGGCTTGTTAAAAGTAAAAGGTGTCGCACAGTTTAACAAAACTATCCTGTCCCCGATAACTCAAGTTCGTAACGTAACTTCAGCTTCAATGTTCGCTCTAGCACAAGGCAACGTAGGGGCAGGAGCCAGTCTTGGGCAGTCAGTTGATATTATTATTCGAGATCTTGTTAACCGAAAGATGCTAGGGGCCGATCTTAGTTTGACGGACGAAGGACTAGATTACTTAGTTGATCTACAACGTCGCGGCGTAATAGGAAGCAGTGCAGAACTTAGAGAGATTCAAGACAACCTCAGAAAAGGTTCCAATCCAGTTTTCAGAAAAGCAGAAGCAGAAACTCATGTGCTAACTGATGATGCTGCTGCTACACCTGTTGGCGGCGTGTTAGATAAAACTAACCGTAGAAATAAAATGTATCAGTTCTTAGGTAAGGCTGCTGACTTTTACAGGGCAGGTGACGATCTTTGGAAGATATATAACTTTGAGTTTGAAATAGGAAAGCTAAAGAACGCGCACACAAATAGCATAAGAAAACTAAAAGATTTAAAAGACAGAGGTAAGATAACTGAGGACGTATATAAGGAGAGAAAGGCGCTAACCGAACAAAGGTTCAGAGAAGAACTGGGCGGTGACGCTGGTTCTGATTTAACAGAACTTATAAAAGATGCAGCGGCAGACAGGGTACGAAATCTTGTACCTAACTATGAACTTGTGCCGGATGTTATTAAAGACATACGCGGGTTGCCCTTTGGTAACTTCATTGCATTCCCTGCTGAAATTATGCGTACAGGATACAATACTCTTGAAACATCAATGAAAGAGTTAGCTAGCGACAATGCAGAAATTCGTGAGATTGGCATGCGGCGTTTGATGTCTTCGCTTGGCACGTTCTATGTAGCGGGTCCCGCGCTTCGTGATACAGCGATGACATTAACAGGCACGACTCAAGATCAAATGGAAGCTATGAACGCATTGGCTGCTCCGTTTCAGCGCAACTCAATATTCATCCCATTAGGAAAGAACGAAGACGGGCACCTGACAGCAATAGACTTCAGTCACTTCAATCCATACGACATGTTAATAAGACCTTTTGAAGCTTTATTAAACAGTCTTGATGAAAGCAACAGACTTGCTCGGGGAGATTTTGACACAGTGTATAATGCTGGGTGGCAATCTTTTAAAGATTTTGTAGAGCCGTTTGCCGGGGAGTCAATTGCATTCTCTGCAATTTACGACGTTCTGCCAGAAAGCTTTGCTCCTATAGGCAGAGGTGGAGAAACAAAGACAGGCGCAAAGATATACAAAGACGCAGAGACATATGGCAAAAAATGGGAACGAGGGATTGTTCATGTTCTTAATAACATTGGTCCAACAAACTTGTTACCAGTAAGAGTGCCAGTTGGTGCGGATTTTTCAGAAATAGAATTATCCCGACTACCAAGAAGCCTGTTTGCTGGCAAAGGTGACTTTGGTTTATCAGAAGTAAATCCAAGTAACGGTGTAAAATATACACCGCATGCTGAAGTGTTCAGAGCGCTGACTGGTATTAACATACAAACCATCGACCCCGAAAGAATAGCTGGCTTTAAAGCAAACGAATATAAAGCTGCGCGATCAGAGGCGTCTACTCTGTTCAACGACATGGTTAACAGAGAATTTTCTGACGAAGAAGATTACATAAATGGCTACCTTGCAGCAAACGAAGCAAGACTAAAAGCATTTAGGCAGATGGCGTCGCACATGAAGCATCTTCGTGCGCTTGGGTTAAGTAAAGGTAAACTTAGAAAGCTGCTCAAAGAAGAGGGCGTTGGTAGAGAAGAGCTTAAATTCTTAGAACGCGGTCAGTATCTCCCATACTCTCCGTCAAAAGAAAAGCTGAAAGAAGCGAAGAAGAAAAAGCATGATGTGCCTAATAGTATGCTAAGAATGTTGGAGCGTGATCTATATAGACTGCGTATTGATCCAGATCGCCCCGCCGACACTCCCGAAGGTGCATTCGACAATCCACGCGACACCAGTGTACTAGATATGCTACAACAGAATGCACGGCGGAATGCACGGCGGAATGCAGAGCTACAACGTGAAGCACAGTCTGGTTTACGAGAAGTTATACAGGCTCCACCAGCACCGACTCCGCCACCACAGCCCCCGGCTCCCGGTCCACAGTCTGCTGTTACGCCGAGTGCATTAAACCCTATCATTAATCCAAATCCACAAGACTTGGCGTTAGCCCAGATACTAGCTCAGAGACAGCGGAGAGTGGGATGAACAAAGACATACTAAGAGAACAGCTTGCAGATGATGAAGGCTGTAAGTACGAGATATACCTAGATCATTTAGCTCTACCAACTTTCGGAATCGGTCATTTAATTAAGGACGCTGATCCAGAACACGGTCAGCCAGTCGGCACACCTGTATCAGAAGAGCGAGTGCGGCAAGCATTTGATCTAGACATCCTCGTAACCATTGAGGATTGCCACAGACTGTATGAAGACTTCGACGATCTGCCGGAAGAAGCTCAGTTGGTCATCGCCAACATGTGTTTCAACCTTGGATACCCACGTCTGTCCAAGTTCAAAGGCATGAAAGCTGGCATTGATGACCGGGATTGGCACCGTGCGGCAGATGAGATGGTCGATTCAAGGTGGCATGATCAGGTCCCGAACCGGGCTAAAAGGCTGGTCAAGCGCATCCGCGCCCTAGCACAAGACAACTAGGGAAATAAAACGATTATTTTCCCTAGTAGTAAGTAACTGAAATTATTAAATAAAAACATCGATTCTCGTCGAGCTAATTTACAATGACCGTACCAATACACCCTCAAGTCCCTGAGAATCGCTGTCCGCGCTGTCAATCACCCCTAAAAGTGGTTCAAGTGCACGGACACGGGCAGTGTCACTACTGTAAAGCTGTGATTGATGACTGTTGTCAGGGTGAAACCTGTCAGGTCTCCAGTCCTTCGGGTGGTTTGACTGGATCGCAGCGCACACCCATAACCACATGATCTTTGTTTATCGTGAGTAGCTGCGCTGACATCTCAGTGGTTCTGTCGATACACTCATTAATGGTTTTATAAGGGCCGCGTGTGTCATCTGCTGCAAAACAGTTATTTAAATCACCCATCATGCAGACTAACACCATCGCTTCAAACATCTTTTTGCTCTTTGTCCTTGGGTAAATACGCCAGCACAAACGCTCCGCAGTTACCACAGCTAAGATTAGCAACCATGCAGTAATCCTCTTCCTCTTCTTCGAGGTCGTGATCACCGCCCCACG